ACTTGCTACCGGAGATTATTCCTATACTTGAAAAGTTTAACTATGACATTGACTTAGATGACCAACGAGATTATTCTACGACATTTACTTTTGAGAAAGTGACAGAAAAAACATTCAGTCATATTGTGTGGGGAAAAGGACATCCATTAGAAGGTAAACCAATGGAGTTGCGCGACTATCAAGTTGAGATCATCAACAACTTCCTTGAGAACCCACAATGTATCCAGGAGATCGCCACTGGCGCAGGCAAGACTGTAATCACAGCCTCACTCAGTAATGCAGTGGCACCATATGGTCGCACCATTGTTATTGTGCCCAACAAGAGTCTAGTAACACAAACAGAAAAAGACTATATCAACATGCAACAGGATGTTGGTGTTTACTTTGGCGATCGTAAGGAATGGGGCCGCCAGCATACTATATGTACATGGCAAAGTTTGAATGTGTTATTGAAGAATACAAAAAACTCTGTAGGTGATGTTACTATTGGCGAGTTTCTTGAAGATGTTGTGTGCGTTATTGTTGACGAAGTGCATATGGCCAAAGCTGATGCATTAAAAAGTTTGCTTACAGGTGTAATGAGTCGTATACCATTGCGTTGGGGACTCACAGGAACCATACCTAAAGAACCCTTTGAATTTCAAGCCTTAAAGTGTAGTCTTGGTCCGGTAATTAATCAGCTCAGTGCCAGTGAGTTACAGGATCGTGGTGTACTAGCGCAATGCCACGTGAATGTGGTACAGTTAGTTGATCATGCAGAGTTCTCTAACTATCAAAGTGAACTAAAGTTCCTACTAGAAGAGCCAGACAGACTTAAAACCATAGCACACCTGATAGCACAGGTTAATGCCACAGGTAATACTCTGGTGTTAGTAGATCGTGTAGCAGGCGGTCATGCCTTAGTGGACTTGTTAGGCGATCAGGCAGTGTTTGTTAGTGGAGCTACAAAAGCAAAGGATCGACAAGATGAATATGACGAAGTGGCAACTAGTACTGGAAAAATCATTGTGGCTACCTATGGTGTTGCTGCTGTGGGTATTAATTTGCCTAGGATTTTTAATCTTGTTCTTGTCGAACCTGGCAAGAGTTTTGTCCGGGTCATCCAGTCGATCGGCCGCGGAATACGAAAAGCTGAAGATAAAGATCATGTGCAAATCTGGGACGTAACCAGCACCTGCAAATTTGCGAAAAGACATCTAACCAAACGCAAAGTTTTTTATCGAGAAGCTAATTATCCATTCACTCAAGAAAAACTAGAATGGAAATAAAGGTTGCATCTACTACAAACTATGTTATAATAAATTCATGCGTATACTTACATTAGATAACACACCATTTGATTTGGATCATCTACCAGAGGAAGTGGATGACATGCGGTTTGCCATATTTGATAATAGCGATCCTAAAGACCCAGACTATCATTACATTCCCTTAATCTTTTTAGAAAGTTTCACAGCACCCGCACTAGTTTTACGTGTTGGCGAACATAGAGTGCGTATGCCTGTGGACTGGCAAATACTCATAGGTGAACCTGATCTAGGAGACCTGGAAGTATTGCCATTAACCAGTATTAATGATCGCGGATTTAAAGCATTTCAATTCAACCCTCTTAGCAGTTTCCGTCCTAGTTTTCTAGATATTGAGATTATTGATGTATATCAAGAAGTAACATGGTATGCTCCTAAATTAAAAAACGGTCAAATGTTGTGTGTACCATTAGGCATTGGTGAAAAGCCTGACTGTGTTTATTTTGTCAAGGACATTAGTCGCAACTGTGAAGTGGTAAATTACAATCAGGCTTGGTAGTGGATAAACTGTCAATACAAAATGAAATGATGTGCTTTGATCGCAAAGATCGAGATTTTTATTCCAGCCTTACAGACGAAGAGCGCAAGAAGTTCAGCAACTTCCTAATGATACGCTGGGGCTCAAGTATCCAAGGCAGTGCAGAGTTACAACATTATTATTTGCAAAGTAGTAATCACTATGTCAACAAACATTTTTTTGCAATTAATCGTCATCCTAAACTGCAATGGTTATGTGCTACAGCAGTGAGCCCAGGCCTAGGTACACAACGACATCAATGGATTGCTCCTAAGAAAAAAGAAGCCGGCGCCAGTGGTATTCGAAAACAAATTGTTGAATTGTTCCCACATTTAAAAGATGACGAAGTGGAACTAATGGCCAAGATCAATACCAAAAAAGACATTGATGCTTACCTTAAACAGCTAGGGCAAGAAGTTAAAAAATGAAATATACCTGCCAGTATTGTAAGAAAGATTTTATTAAAGAATCTAGTCTGGCAGTGCATTCATGTGAACCTCGTCGTCGTCGTCAGCAAAAAGACGAAGCCGGAGTACGTCTAGGGTTTCACGCTTACATAAAATTTTACGAACTTACACAAGGCAGCGCCAAACTAAAAACTTATGATGACTTTTGCGAAAGCCCTTACTATCGTGCTTTTGTAAAGTTTGGTCGTTATTGTGTAGACGTTCGAGCTATCAATCCAGCGCGATTTACTGAGTGGGTACTGAAACAAAATAAAAAAATCGATCACTGGTGTAAGGATAGCGTCTACACTGAATATCTTACAGACTATTTGCGTGTGGAAAATGTAAATGATGCACTAGCCCGTGCCATGGAGTTTGGTATAGACTGGAGTGAACAACACGGTCACCCTGCAGAAGATTGCTTACGGTATGGCAACACCAATGCCATGGTCTATGCTGTGACCGCAGGACGTATCAGTCCATGGATTATCTACAATAGTGCCGCAGGACAAAAATTCCTAGCAGAGTTAGACGCCACGCAGGTCTCTATGATATGGCCCTACATTGATGCAGATTTTTGGATGAAGAAATTTCGAGACTATCCAGCAGATCAAGAATACGCTCGAGATATACTAACTAAGGCAGGTTGGTAATGAGCGCAGATATTGACTTAGATTTAGCTGATAGAGATCAGCTGTTAAAATTAATTCAAGCAATCCCGGCTAGACAACTGCATCAAGGCCAAGCACGTCGCCATAACAGTGGTGTGTACGTTACTGATATTCCATATGATCCTGTTAATGCTTGTGCGGCTATAGATTATGAACAAGCTGAACAACTGGGGTATTTTAAAATAGATTTGTTAAACATGAGTGTTTATCAACTGATAAAAAACCCAGAGCACTATGAGCAAATGTTGGGTCAAGAACCCGCCTGGTCACGTTTATGGACAGATTCTGAGTGGGCAAAGCAGTTAGTACACGTGGGCAATTATACAGATTTACTTGCCACAATGAAGCCAGATTCTATTCCAAGAATGGCAGCATTTATTAGTATTATTAGACCTGGCAAAGCGCATCTGCAAAACACGGCCTGGAACAAAGTGTTTGAATCGGTGTGGGATGGTGATGACAGCCGCGGATTTGTGTTCAAACATGCTCACGCTATCGGCTATGCAGCCTTGGTGTCGTTACATATGAATCTGCTTAGTCAATCCGTCGAACAAGTGTAATTGATTTTCTCTTAGACTTTTTGCGACCCATGTCGCTAAGACTACAAACAGGGCCGTGCAATACTTCTAAATCTTTGTTAATAAAAGTACGCAGGTAAGGTTTAAATTGATCCCAATCGTGCTTGAGGAATATGTTAATAGGTACACTGCGATTACTTTCCCACCACCAAACATTGGCCAACTCTAAAAATTGTTGCTTGATTTCCAAGTCTTGTATGGCGCCAAAATCATAGATAGTAGTTATAGCATCGTCCTGATTTTGTATAATGCCCACGTATTCCGTTGTGGCATAAACACACAAGGTTATAAATGGGTATTTTTCCGCTAGTTTTTCAAAGAAATCATTGTTCATATCTACGGATATTTACCAAACCATTCTGAGACCCTATTCTAAACCGGCTAAATACTCTGTATGTACTCTACCCAGGTCTATATCTATCAACAGCTCACGCGAGTGTTACTCATGGATACAGGTGCGGGGGAAACTTTTACTTATAGGTACGATCCTGTGTACGCAAAACAACTAACCATAAACAAAGGCGTAGATAACGTGCTTTTGTTTGAATTCATTAATCAACAAGAAAAACCTGTTAATATCACAGGTAGTACGTTCCTATTCCGTGCAATCAACACTGCCGGCGACCGTATACTAGTTGAAAAGGAGCTGGTTACCTTGAGTGCCACTACTGGCCGAGCCAAGGTCACATTGACCACAGCTGAAATGTTGGAAGTGCTAGCACAACCAGCCACCTATAGTATACAACGTACACAACCCGGCGGCCTAGTCGAGGCAGTGTTTACTAATGCTCAAGCTGGAGCCCGTGCTCCTGTAAACATTGTGGACAGCGTGTTACCACAGTATGTGCCCAGTGCTCCACTCACAATACCCACGCTTAAATTAACAGCACAGGCCAGTGTTGATGGCACTGCCTGGAGCCAAAATCCTAGTAATCCTTACTGGGCCGGTAATCCCAATGGCGGAAACTACTGGAACAGTTTTACAAACACAGAATATTTCAGCAGTTTTATTGAGCCAGTTAATGCAGTAACTACAGTACAAATGACCTTGGATGGCTACACAGGAACAATCAAAGCACAGGCCGCCGAAAACTATGAAAGTCTTTGGTACAATGTAACCGAATCAACTACCTATTTGGACAAGACTGGCACCATCTACATGAACATTGTGGGTTGGTATCCCTTAATCCGCATGTGTTTTAACAACAGCATTTTTGCTGTACCAGATCAACCCAGTTTTCCGGCTATAGCTTTTGCCACAACAACCAACGGTGTGGTTACCGGCATCACAGTGACCAACGGTGGATCAGGATATCTAGCACCGCCCAAGATCAACATCATTGGCGATGGTGCCGGAGCCACAGCAGTGGCCGCAGTGTCAGGAGGTGTGGTCACTGGTATTACTGTGACCAATGGTGGAAGTGGGTACTGGTATCTACCCAATGCCGGATTTGGAGTAGGTACATACCCAAACAATCCTGCCCAGACTGGCGCCGCAGTAGTGATCAGTACCGGTTATGTGGTTGATCTACTGTACCGATAACTAATTTGTTTTAATTGTGGATTAGCATAAATAGGTATATGAAATATATCTATCTGATTACCTCGCCATCTGGAAAACAATATGTTGGCAAGTGTACATTACCGCTGGAACAAAAAGCAGTATTGTATCAATCGGCTGCCAAATATTACCCTGACATTAAAAGACCCATTCTGATTGCAATTAGAAAATACGGTTGGGATAATATGAAATTTGAAATTATTGAGCAAAACAATAAGTGGACAACTCAAGATCTAAATACAAAAGAAAAGTATTGGATACAATATTATAAAACATTACACACTGGATATAATATTACCGGCGGAGGTGAGGGGCATGATTCAGAATCGGCTAAACTATTTTGGGCCAATGCATCGAGCGACTGGAAACAAAAAAGGGCATTGAATTGTAGCAAAGGGCAATTAAAAAGATTTAAAGACAATCCTGAATCAGAAAAAACCAAAAAACGCAAAAGTGATGCTCATAATGGATCCTATAGAATTGAATCACCAGATGGCAGAGTTTGGGAAACAGATATTGGGTTAAAAGGGTTTGCCGAACAGTTTCAAACAGAGCTAAAAATCTCATATTGGGGCTTGTTTAATGCCTATAGAAAGTGTTATACTAACACAGTAAACATACGAACATCAAAAAACATTAACAAATGGATAGTAACAAGAATTGATAAATCAGACAGTTGAAACTTACTGGAGGCAAGGTCGAAAGATTAAGCAAACATCTTCTGGCTGGTTATCTGGAAATGCTGTTTGTTGCACACATCGTAGCGACACACAAGATAAGAGAGGCCGTGGCGGTCTAAAAATATCAGATTCTGGCTGGAGTTATTCGTGTTTCAATTGTGGCTATACTGCTAGTTTTGTATTGGGTAGAAATTTAACATTCAAAGCTCGTAAGCTATTAGAGTGGTTGAACGTACCCACAGAAGAAATCGAGCGCATAAATCTTGAAAGCCTTAAACATAAGAGTATAGAAGGTTTACTTGGAGAGCGCCAAGAGATTATTAATAAATTACAAAATATTGAATTTGAAGACAGAGATCTACCAGCAGATACACAAACACTTAATGAGCAGGCCAAAGAGTATCTGCGGAATAGATGTATTCCGCTAGATTATCCATTTTTGTATAAAACCATGCCACGTCCTGGAGTAGTAATTCCATTTACACATGATAATCAAGTGGTTGGTCACACCACAAGATTTTTAGACGATCGTACGCCCAGGTACATTCAAGACATACAACCGGGTTATGTTTTTGGCACAGATTTGCAAAAGTCCAACTGGCAAACAGTAATTATAGTAGAAGGTGTGTTTGATGCACTCAGCATCAACGGCCTAGCAGTATTACACGCAGAAATTAGTGA